TCAAATGATGCCACACTTGTCAAGAACTTCCATTTATGGGGGAGAAAAAATAATGTTGCAACATCAACCATTCATGACGCCTTTTTCGCTAACGCCGCAGATATGCTCGAAGCACGGGATGGTATTAGGAACTTGTATGCAAGCACATTAGATGCTACTCCTGTTAAAACAACATTAGATGAAATGTTGAATAGAGGTTTACCTCAAGAATTATATGACAAATACTTAGAAGAAGCGATTGACAAAGGATTAATACCGGTGGAGGGTGTATCTGTTGTCGGTGGTAAAGTATTAAAGAAATCGGATATCCTTACTAAAAAGGATATACTCTCACCTATCCCTGATCCGACTAAGTTCGCGGATGATTGGGGATTTTATGGAATCGGCTAATGGCAGAAATTAAAAGTTGTACGTGCAAACATGAAGCACAAGATAAACTACATGGTAAACAAATGCGTGTAATGAATCCCGACCAAAAGAAAGGTTTTACATGCACCGTATGCGGAGCGAAATACAAATGAATTTTAGCCATGCATTAGATATGCTCAAATCAGATCACAGATTAGCACGCGGAAATTGGAATGGAAAAGATATGTATGTCAAGCTAGTTAAGGCACATGACTTTGAACATGCTGAGTTGTGTTCATATTTCGTTATTAAAAATGTTAAAAACTCATTTAATACATGGGTACCTTCAATTTCTGATTTATTAGCAGATGATTGGGTATTGGTTAATTGGTAAATTTTAATGTCAAGGGTTAGAGCCTTCTGGACTCCAAACTGGAAGCTCTGGTCTTTGACGTTATCTTAACCCCGTTAAATTAACCCCTTCCCCCCTCCCCCCAATATATAATTATTAGTAGTTAATCCCTCTCTTTATCCCCTCCCTAATCATTAACCCTAAGGGGTATCTAAGGGTAAAGTATAAAGGGCACTCTCATTATAACATTAGTAAACCCCGTTAAATTAACCCTAAATTTAATTTTTAAATATTCCAAGGTATAGATTGTATCTGTACTTAATAACGAGTTGTACTCAAAGGAAATAACAAATGTCTACAGAAACCACAGATGAAAATAACGAAACCCCTGCTCCTACTCCGGATCCTATTACTCCCACTCCTCCTGTGGATGCGATCGAGAAGAAAATCCAAGATGCTTTACAACCAATCAAATCAAATCTAGACAAAGCTTATGCTGAAAGAGATGCCGCGATTAAGAAAGCAGCTGAGTATGAACAGAAAGAGAAAGAAGCTGAATTAAAAAGACTACAAGATGATGGTAAATATAAAGAAGCTTATGAACTTCAATTAGCCGAAGCCAATGCAAAAGTGGAAGTGCTAGTGAAACGCAACTTAGAGCTTGCCAGAGACGCCGAAATTAAATCCGCGCTCTCAAGTTATGTGTTTAGAAGTGATAAAGCCTTAGATATGGCCTATATGGATATAGCCAGCCAATTAGTTCAAAATGAATTAGGCGTCTGGACACACAAGAGTGGTACCGAACTAAGAACCTTTATTAAACAATTTTCTGATAGTGAAGATAATTCATTTCTCTTTAAACCAAAAGTATCAACTGGTGGCGGAACGTCAGGCGCTCACAGTACAGCTCCTACTGATAATGCTAACAAATCATTGTTTAAACTATCGCAGGAAGAAGTATTAAAACGTGCCGCTGAAGGAACTCTTCGGCGCTAAATAACTCTAAGGAATAACAATGTCTGCAACAAGTACAACCTATACTTCCGGCCAAGCCGGTGGTACAAATAACTATGTATTACAAGAAGCATTAGGTGCTTATAGCGATGAAGCTTACACTAATGCAAAGAAATTATCAAGCACAGGTATTACTTCAAGTAATCCACAAATTGATACTACAACCGAAACTTTTATCGGTCAAATGCGTTGGTTAAAACCTTTAAACCCAACTGTTAACGTTGCGTCTTTAACAGATGCCACAGATGGTGCTAAAACTAACTTCCAATCAGACTTCAGTACATACATTAAAACTGTTCGTACTCATGGTGCTGAAAAAGTTAATATGACACAAGTAGTAACCCAAATGGACGGCCTTGCTAAGATTGGTCGTGATTTCGGTGAAACTCGTGCACAAGACGAACATGATGCTATTCTTTCTGTATTGAAAGGTGTAGCCATCTCTGAAGTACTTAACGGTACTGCAACAGGTTCTGGCGTAACAGGCTTAGGCGGTCAAACATTTGATAATGATCCTACACTTTCTAAATATGGCTTTTATGTCGATTTAGGTGGTGCTAAACCAGTTATCGCAGCTACTGCAGCTGTACAAGGTGCGGCTCGTGCTGAAGGTTTCTTAAATGCATTCGGGATGGCATTCAAAGATTATGAACCAGATTGGGCATACTTAGTCGTATCTCCTGAAACTATGGCTTCTTTCCGTTCAGCTAACTTCGTTGATGAAACAACTATCGTTGATGGTAATGTTACTTTTAACACTATCTTTAATGGTAAATTCCGTTTAATCACTACACGTGCAGCACAATCATTATCAACTGCAGAATTAACTATGCTTAATTCAGGTGCTGGTGTTGATTTGAATGCATCTTCAACTAAAACTTCTTTCATTGTATTGCCTGGTGCAATCGCTATGGAATCATTGATGGTTCCTGATTCGACTGAAGTATTCCGTGATGCCAACAAATACAAAGGTGGCGGTACTACTTCTATCTGGTCACGTTGGGGTTATGTACTTGCACCTGCAGGTTATAACTGGAATGGTGCCACGACTGAATTTCCGTCTAACGCAGGTTATATGGGTGTTGTTGAAGGCGGTGTTTCTAAAGCTCTTACAGCTACAACCACTATTGCTAATGCACGTGGTACATGGCAACGTAAAGCATCTTCAGCCTTATCATTAGGTATCTTACCAGTATTCCACGCTTAAGGAGTAGGTTATGGCACTCGTTAAAGGTGTGAATTCTTATGCTGATAAAACAGAGGCCGGAGCTTATTTCGATAATAAACTAGATGTGGCAGCTTGGATTGATGCATCTGACATTCAAAAAGATCAGGCTCTTTGCACAGCCACAAGTCTTTTAGATGAATTCGAATGGATTGGGATAGCCGCAAGTGTTACGCAAAGCTTAGCTTTTCCTAGAAAAGATGCTGAATACTTTGATCCCAAATTTGGAGTACCTGTAACCCTTACTGTGGATACAGTTCCCCAACGAATTGTCAATGCAACGTTTGAACTGGCTTATCATTTATTAAACAATGATGGTCTAATGGATGATTCTGGTAGAGTCAAGACTCTGAATATTGGAGAGATTGCTTTAAACACAATTATAGCTCCTAATAAACTATCTAAGACTGTAAGAGTCTTAATTGCACCTTTACTTCGTGGTGGCGGTAAAAACACGTGGTGGAGGGCTAATTAATGGCTTATAAATCTTTGATAGCTAAACAGTTAACATCTGCATTCAATATGAGTAAAGATTTAGCTATAGATGCCATATTCAGCAGACCTATTCTCCAAGAATTTGATTTCAGTACAGGTGAGCTTGAACCCACAACCATTGAAGTTGTTACTGCTAAAGTAATCCCTTCAAAGATTATGAAAGGCAAAACCGTCGAAACCATGAAGATATTAGTTAAGACACAAGATATAACAGATATAACGGTATTTACAGAAGTAAAGATTAATAATGTAAATTGGAGTATTATCCTAGATATTCATTCCAATAGCTATACATCTTTACTACAACTCAGTAGGACTCTCTGATGGGTAAATATGTAAACTTAGAACAAGATGTCTTTAGCGTATTCGCTTCAGCAGATTGGCTAAATGAAGATATCAAAACATTCCCGACAAATTATATAGCAGTGAATAGCAGTAACGAATTTATTCGTGTTTCTGTGGTACCTAGCGGTAGAGGCCTAAATAGGCACTCTATTGCAGGTGTACTCATTATCGATATATTTATAGCTGCAGGAAAAGGCACAAGACGTGCTTTTGAGATAGCAGATAGCTTGGACGCTTATCTATTGAATAAAACTCTTTCAACAGCTTCAGACACTATAACTCAATTTGGGTTTAGTTCTATTAACTTAGGTACTGAAGATAAAGAGAATAAAACATTATATAAGAGCAGCTACTCAATCACTTTCAACTTCTTCGGAAGTCAAACTTAATTTTAAGGAATTACAAAATGGCACATATTTCAAGTCTAACAGCGGTAATGTTCTCTGATCTTTCATTAACTACTTTCGAAGTTTCTGAAGCAGATTGGTTAACCTTACAAAGCCCTGTTGCTGCAACTGCTGCGGTTAACTTAGGGAAATTATTCGACAATAAAGCTACCTTGTCTACATCTACATCTTTTGCAGATCACTTACCATCGACAACTTCACTAAGCAATCCAGAATTTGCTCAAATTACACATTTGAAAGAATTTCCTGCATTGGGTACACCTGCTAACATTGTTAAAGTTCCTGAGTACGGTTCTAAAACATCTAAACAGATTCAAGGTCAAGCTGATGCTCCAAGTATGGAAATCACATTGAACTACATCCCTTCATTGTGGGCAGGTAATAAATTGACTGTTGGCACTGCAGCTGTAGGGCCAGAAATTAATGACGGTAAATTGTATGTATTCCGCTTTACTCTTTTGGGTAAAGATCCAGGTTCGTACACTACTCTAGCTTTAGCTGGTACTGCCGGCGGCACACCTGTAGCTGGTACAGATCACTCTTGCTTCTACTTCTTAGGTAAATTAGAAGCTCTTGAAGTAACTTCTAGCTTAACAGAAGCTTTGTCTGCTAAACTTACTATTTCTGCTCAGTCAGA